TTTTTGGTTTTCTTTACAGTAGGATCGAGTTCTTCTGCTTCCTTACGTAATCTCGCCGCTTCTTTGTACATAGCATCTGCCTGACTTCGATAGCTTTTGGCAATATCTTTGTCAGATAATGCTTCGTTGGCGGCAGCTTGAGCACGTACTGGAGCAGGGATATCAGTATCAACCGCAGGAGTTGTATCGTTTACTGAAGCTACATCTTTGACTTCGGCTTTAGCAGACGGCGCACCTGCTACAAATGTGCATAGATCGTCCACAGTACAGTTCTTCTGTTCCGCAATCAGTGTGTTGAGATTAGCTAACAGCACAGTATCGTTGGTAGTAGGCATCATCATTACAGCATCGGTGGCTACTTTGATTAATCTACCGTCTGCTTGCATGGCCCGCAACATAGGTCTACCATCCGGGAATGGGCGTATGTGCATGATCTCGCCAAACTCAAATGCATCCTGCGCTTGGTCTGTTTCTACCAAAGTCATAATTGAATCATGATATTGATCTGGCAGTTGAGCTACAGGTAATACTAGAGCCATGTTTGACTCTCCGGGCAACGTTCTAAACACTACCAATACTTTGGCACCTGTGTTTTGAATTCTACCTATGTGTTTAAGGCTTTTCATTTAGGCTTCCTTTTTAGATACAGCTTCAAGGAAGGAATTTAGTTTGTTAAAACTTTTACCAACTGCTTCCAATTCTGCTGCTTTGAACGCTCCTCTGCTTGTTGCAACTTCGATGATATTTTTCACAGCCAACAGATCGCTGATGTTAAGATCAGGACCTTGTGCTGCTGGTGCTTCTGGAGCAGGATTAGTTGTTCCTGGCTGACCTTCAGCTGGTGCTGCGACTTGTTCTTTAACTTCTTCTGACATTAATTTCTCCTTAGGTGTGGGCATGCAAGCATGAAATAAGTTAATTCTTTTTGATCTTCAAATCCTACAAAATGTGAAGATCTAAGATTCCCACTCTTGTCCAGAGCAGGTTTTTTGCAGATATAATACCTGCCCTTGAGCTTGACTTTAATCCAGTCTTCGATACCTTCAAATATCTCAGAATCTGTAATATTCAATTCAGCGAAATGTGGAGCCACAGTCTTCAGCTTGCGCTGTTGTAGTACGTCCATTGGATTAAGGTCAAACATAGTGAAAATATTTATACGGGGGGATTATTCGGGGGTGGATTCTTGGCTAAGTCTTTTGCTCATTGCTCTACTGTGTCCTAATTTACGAACATCACCACTAAGCAGATATAGTTCAAAAGCGGCTTTTTCTTTCATGACAATGATATGTTTCTTGTTGACGAAAAATGGTGAATCGATGTAGTTATCTAACCAAAGTAACACCTGCGGAGTAAACGCAAATTCTTTGGGAAATTCTATCTTGTAAGTTTTTATTTTAGCATGTTCTTCGATGAATTCCAAGGCCTGTTCAGTCAATCTTAATCCGCCTTGATCTTTCTTTCTAAAACTCCACCACCACACAGCTTTATAGTCTTTGATATTTTTTTCATTGACGGGTAATTCTGCTGCCTGTAAGAACGCCTTGGTATAGGCATCTTTGTTCATGTCACTTAATCTCTTCACCTGCTGTGAGTTTGTACACAGCAAAGTCTTTGGTCTTGAATAATCGATTTAATTTCTTTGCCAAATTGTGTGCATGTCCTGGATTTGAAAATGAGACTTTTTTATATTTTGGTCCAGGATAGCTGGCTACCAGACTACCGCTTTTGAGGTTGAACGGCTGGCCGTTATAGAACACGGCCCAGATAGCTTCCGAGTCAAGGATCTGCTCAACCTTGTAGGTTTCTTTGTTAGCATATTCTAAAAGAATTTTAGGTTTGGGTCTGCTCATATACGTGTTTCCTAATTAACCACGTATATATTTATGTTTTTTTAGAACTGTCCGCCGTCGAATTTAACGTCTATTTGAGTGGTAGATTCTTTGATTGCCACCAGCATTTGGTGTATTTCAGTAACAGTTAGTCCTAGCTTCACAGTCATAAGGGCTAATTCTGAAGTTAGATCTCTAGCTTCTTGTAGACTTATGCGTATTTCTTTTTGCTGGCTACGTTCAGCTACTTGAATTCGCTGTAGTAGTTTCTGTATAGTAGGTAATGTAGTTGGCAGATTATTTTGTGACATTGGCCAATACCTGTTTCATTTCTAATTCTGTCTTGAACGGACCTTTATATGGATATCGTTCCAGTGTGATCTTTTTGGGACAAAAACTTTTGACCCAGCCTTTATCAAATTTTATACAGTAGTAACCCGCACAATATAAACTTTTTGAATCGCTGCTTTTTGTGAACAAGGGAAGTTTCTTGCGAATGTCAAACATGGCATTGTGCGGCTCGGCACTGGTGGCATACCCATGAACTTCATTAGGCAATGCTGTGTCGGCTTCTTTGACAATCTTTACAGTGAAAAACTTTTTACCAAACTGTTTGGTTAAACTATCTTTGGTTTCGTAAATTGTTACGCCTGTCTCATTACTCATAAAAAATCTGTTATCATCATCCTTTCTCAAGGTAGCAATCTTCTCGCCATTTGCTTCTACAATCCAAAATTTATTTGCTATGATAGGTTTAGCATGTATGTCTGTCATTGTGTTCTCCCAACAGGTATCTGTTTTAATTTCACAGGTGTCTTCATACTGACAAAGTTTGAGTTTCATTGACGTATCTCGCATTAAGTGGTTCTGCATAACTCTGTGCCTGATCAGCAATCTTTTTCAAATCCCATAGATTACAGAACTTGATTAATCTTATACCAACTTGACTCACATTCTTTTGTTCAGCGGTAGCAGTGGTAATGGTATTTGCAATTACCTCTTTAATGTCATCAGGCTGGTGTGTTAGATCAATCAGTCGACGATTGCGTTCATAATCTTCTAGCACTCGATGTTCTACTCCATTATGGTCAGACCACCTCTGAAGCATGAGATTGTTCCACGCATATCCTTTGCTGTTACGATCTTCGAACGCTTCAGTAAGACCCACTTTTTTGCTTGTGCCTTTAGTACGTACACCCGGATACGCTGAGAAGACATTATCACTGGTATCACCACGCATGCATTTTTCGAACAATAGCCATTCTGGATTAGGTGCGGGCTTAGGCTCTTGTGTTTTCTTGTCAATGACTGCTTTACCTTTGTCATCAAATATTCCTTTGTCAGTGATAACATGTTCCATGACACCGTTGTACTGCGTGACATTGGGTGCAATCAATTGAACAAAGTCTGTGTCTGTGCTAATGATCACATGTTTGTCATTTGGATGCGTTTGTATCCAACCAGCAATTAAATCATCTGCTTCGAGGCGTGGATTTTGTAGCACAGTACAGTTGGTCTTTTCTGCGATAAAGTCTTTGAATGTATCAAATGCTTCCCAGAAGATCTTTTCTTCGTCTGCTTCACGTTCTGTGTGAGCAGCACGTTGAGCAGCACGTTGAGCTTTGTAAGGAGTATAGTAATCTTTCCGCCAGCTACGCCCCTCTAAGCAGAAGATAACATGGCTACCTTCGAACTGCTGCCATGCTTTGCGAATGCTGTTTAAAGTAATATGAAACGCCATGCCTAGTTTAATATCAGCGTCACCGTTGATAACGTGCCGAGCACGAAAGAATGTGTTTGCTGTATCAACTAAGATATATGTCATAGATTGTCTTTCTTTACTGTTTTAATATCAATTAAGCCTGTGTTTACAGGACCGCCAAAATCACCATCAACTACTACATTGGCACACAGTTCACGGAACCAACGATCTATAATTTCTTCGTCTTTATCCCCGTCCTCACCGTATCCCTCTTGCTTTAATTTTAACACAAAAAGGTCGTTCCAGTCAAGCTCAAAAAAGCCATTACGCACATTATCTTTGTTGACATGTGTTTCGAGTACACCTACCCACGGTTCTTTTTTGCGTGTTGCACGTTCTTTTGGTGATAGTTTAGCCTGTGCTTCTGCTTCTGTGGCACGTTCAGCAGCCGCAGTGGCTGCTTTGGCTGTTTCAGCAGCCTCGGCTGCGATGATTGCAGATCGTTCAGCTTCTGCTCTGATCTTATCAATACCAAATAATTTTTCAATCCATTTATTCATTATGTTCCCCACTCATTTTTAAATAACGGCACTTGTAGTCTATCACTGTACCTAAGTCCGTGTTTCATTGCTAATTCTGCTACACGACGGTTATTTAGCGTGTACACTGATTCAACTCCGCCCACAGGCATGAGATAACAATGTCCGGTGAATCCTTCTGCTCGATATATATCTAGAGTTTCTAGAGCTTCTTCAGCATCTTCTTCTGTAGCAATAACTAACTTAAGATAGGTATTACCAACTTCTTGATATTCACAAACAACATCTGGCTTTATCGCTTCGTGCCTTTCTTCGCCTGAACAGCTGAGTTTGGCACTGACTGAAAATGTAACTTCTCTAGAAACAAATGGAGGATTCTGGTTCCACTCTTGTAAGAATGTTTTAAACTCTGGTGTGAGTTTCTGAGTACCGTTTGTTTCAAACGTAATTTCTTTAAGACCTGTCATGCTCGGATGATTCAACAGATCTGGATAAGCACGTTGCCAACCTAGTAACGGTTCGCCGCCTGTAATAACAAGATGTTCGTCTTCCCAACGCTTGTAAGGTAAGATTTCCATGATACGTTCTGCTATTGCATCTGAAGTAAGCATCGGACTAAGATCTTTAAACTCTGGCATCCATGATGCATAGCTGTCACAGCCTGTGCTAACTAACGGAAGTTCTTCATACGTTTGAAATGATTCGATCATTGAGTGTGTGGCCGCAATGTCAGTAGCCTCGTGACTGATTTCACCACGAGGCATGCCAAAGCCAGCACACTTGAAGTTATCT